CTCTACTGGAGTTGAGTCAGTATAAGTAGGTGCAGGTTGGTCTGCTCTACGTAAACAGACTAGCTGAACCTCATAAAGATATAGAGTGGGTCTAGAGACTGAACGTAGAAGCTGGAATGTCTTAGGAAACACTACCCAGTGTTCAGCATCAGTATAGTTGTGGAATACTAACTCTTCTGATTGACTAACGATAGTACCAGGAGTATGGGTATAATATCTTCGTATCATATCCCTAAGCTCTTTAAACTTTAAGAAGCCATTTCTAGGGTCTTTGGTACCATTCTTGAAACCTGTGGTACCTTTGAAGTTTATACTGGCTATACCCATACCGAAGTCATCTACCCATGCCCCTGCTTTTGTTTGTGTAACTGTGATACGGCTTGGCTCAATCTGAGTATACTCCTCAGGGTTTAATACAAATTTGTACGTAGTACCTTTGTATACAAACTCAAACCGCTTTATGGCATTTTTACCATCGTCTTGACTGTTATTAGGACTTGGCATAGTCACACCTCCTATTTGTCAGGTTCGTTGAGGTCTATCCAAAGCATACCTTCCTCTGGGTCTTCAGGTGGCTCGTATCCAATATGAACCATCTTGGACAGACCATTCAATTTACCTTTCACATTAAAGTTAATATCGCCTTCCTTAGTGAATTCCATATAGCTTCCAGTTAGGTGACTTAGGAGGATTTTTCCAGCAGATGAAAATTCAAACTTATTCAGCTCACCGTTAATCATTTGCTCTACCGTCATGCTACCATCAGAGCCGATTAAAAACTCCATGTAACTTTTGCTCTTGTCTCTTTCATTCGTGTCAATTTGCCTACGAACTCGATAGTCACCTTCGGCTGTTAACTCTGCAAAAGTCAGCTTATCATCATTGTTGTCCCTAGTTATCCTGAACAATCCGCTCTTGTCTAAGAAGAACTTAGTCCACTTAGGATCAATGTTATAGATAGGCTCACCAAATTCGTCTAATTCAGGCTCTACATCTGTAGGTACCATAGAGGAACCTGAGCGGTGAGAGAATAACATCTTAACAGGTAATACTGCCTGTTCTATTCTTCCTTCTCTTGGTAGACCTGTTATAGGGTCTCTTACTGACAGGTTCTCATGGTCATATCCACCGTGCTCATCCGATATTTCGTCATACAAGTCAGGGTCAACCTTTAGGAAAGTCTTAGAAGGGTGTCCCATCTCCATAGCACCAATACCATCAATCTGTCTGTACCATTGGGAAGGATGCACATGTAGAGACTGTAACGCTTCTCTATACTCCTCCATTGAGTTTCTAGGGTTGATTGGGTAATAGTCAGGTAATATGTTATTACTACGCTCAAAAGTGTCATGGAAACTCATAATAATGATAGGGCTAGTTTTGTTACCATCAAGGAAAGCCAATAACACTAATTGACCTTCCTGTATAGGCTCAACCACACCCGAACTAGCACCATTGTTAGGATTGAAATGTGCTGAAGATGTACCAATCCTAGCCGCAAATCTACCCTCATTGTCAGGACTAGAGGAGATTACTTCCTTAGTTCTCACTAGCTGGACATCAGCAGTATTGTGTTTATGATGCACAGTAAGCACCTTAGCTAATGCTAGGTGCCCCATGTTTCTGTTCGGTTTATAGTTAGTCTTGAATTTTCCTAGGTAAGGCTGTAGATTAATACCTCTTTTATCCATATATAGTCCTCCTACTTAAGTATCTCTACCATTATCTTCCTCATACCAAAGGCTAACATTCGCTTACGTGCTTGGTGGGGGTCTTTAGGTGGCATATCATCAAAGTATATATCTATACGCATTTGCTTGATGGCTCCCCCCACATCCTCTGCTATATACACCCCATTGACTTGAGGGTATGATGGGCAAGTGATTCTCACCTTAGTACCAAGAGGTATCAGTCTTCTATCAACTGCTATTGTTCTCCCCTCTGTAGGTCTGGTACCGCTCGCTGTCTTGAACGTAGGTACCCATCCTGGACCACCCTCTAGGTTAAGGGCAGTAGCTCCATAGGCAGAAGCAGTCATCTGATAGGATTTACCTGTAGGGACACCTGTTAACCCACTCTGACCAAAGGCTCCTCCACCACCGCCAGCACTAGCTGTTAGAACCCTTCTAAACATTAGAAAATGAGAGTTCCAGTAGGAAGTATTATAACTACGGATGGATACACCTGGACTACCGCAATCTATCATCTGACCATTTCCCACTACTATTCCTACATGGGAAACTCCGTAGATATGTGGGCTATTGTAGGTTCCCTTAAAGAATATTAAGTCTCCTGGCTGTTCACTACCCTTTTGTATCTGTTGTCCCTTTTGCACCTGTGTTCCAGTAGGTACACCAATATCAATATTAGCACCCTTTTGGAAAGCCCAACGAGTGAACTGAGAACAGTCACCCCTACCAGCATCCATACCTGGACCACCTAGCTGATACTTTATCTTACCTATAAGAGTCTGACCTGCGGCTATGACTGCACTAGCATCACCTGAAGCTACCCCAGTAGCACCACCCATAGCAGTAGAAGCCATCATAGCATTCTTAGCACCCTCAGGGTCAAACTTAACAAGACCTAAGCCTTTGTACTCCTCTGATTTACCATATGGTGCCTTGAATCTGTCTCCTACCTTCATTCCCCTTGTCAATCCTAGTTCAGTAGTCCAGCTACCAAAGTTTACATAGGTGTTGGAAACAGAAGTAATATAGTATTCCATATTGCTGTTATCTTCTATCGACTTGTATCTAAGCCTGTTACCTATTTTGTACTGGTTGCTTCCAACTACCTTGATACTGCCGTTATAGAAGGAGTTGTTATGGATATTCCAATTGAATAGGTCTTTCTGTAGGCTCTTGATAACTCCTGAGTCCTCTGTATCCTCCGCACTAGACATAGCCGCAAATAGGGTATCAACATGTAGACGATGAAGACCATACTTGTCTGCATAAGGCTTATACCACAATGGTAAGTAACCGAATGTGTGGAATGGGTCATTTGTACTGAATGCAGTCTGTGTACCAACAGAGTATAGTGAATACGTCTCAAGGTCACTCCTACCAATCTGTTCATCAGCTACGTGTCTGTCCTCTATCTCATGGTATGGTAGAGACTCCCACCTACTCTCACTGAATGGGGTTGGTCTAAGGATTAACTCAGGTCTACCATTTTTGTTAATCTCCCAAAACACCTCATGAAATGGCTCATCTGCTAGCTCCTTCATAAATGACCATATGCTACCTTGGAAGTTCATTAGTGTAGAGGAGTCTTTTAATACGATGTTCTGACGTGCCTTTAGGTTCTTGTCCATTAGGTTAAATAGGGTAGTTTTCTCCCCCCATTTATAGTTAACATGTTTCTTAGCTATCTTGTCCCATACAGCTTCCAAAATCTTGTCAGGAGTAGAACCTGCTAGGGTTACACCGTTCTCTTCCATGTAACCTATAGAAGTATCAACAACCTCTGCTTCAGGTACATAACCAATATCAAACTTGATAAAGGCTTTGTTCACCCCACGACCAGTAATTGTTACAATACGTTGTACTGAATCTTCACCAATGATAACCTGTTTACGAACATCATCAACTAAGCCTACAAACACAGTAGCCATCTTTTCAGGTGGTCTCTGTAACTCAATTAATACTAGGTCATTGGAACCAATCCACTTGTGCCACATTCTGCGTCTTGTAAGGTTAATCGTAAAAGTAGGGGCATCAGCCCCCATATCCCTAACAGTTCTAATACTCACAACATCTTGGTCTATATCACTTTTAGGGTCTCCTGTACCCCTAGCCACAAGGTTACCTTTCTCAGAGTAAAAGGTAACCTTTGACTGTGGCTTATATCTTGATACTAACATTTCCGACATACTCTTTACCCCCTTGATTGGTCTTCAGATAGGTTATACCCATCTCCAGTAATGAAGTTAGTAATACCTGCCACAGCACTGTCAAACGTACCAGCAATAGCTCCTGCTATAGTACCTTGGTTCTCAGCAGTCATACCTTCAACTTTACCTTCAACAACTACTCGTATAACCATCTCGTTTTGCTTGCCTTTCTTATCCTTACTTTCACCGCCCCTACCTGAATCCTTATCATTGCCTGAGGACTCTACAATAGCACGATATGCTTCTTTTTCAGGGTTACGTCCAGATTGGAGTAGGTCAGATAGAGCTTTGTCTTGCAGGTACAAGTTGGTTACATTCAAGGTATCTAAAGTATTGTCAGGTGAAGGGGCACCACTACCATCAGCTACCTTCTTCTCCTCCTTCTTCTTATCAGAAGTTTCCTCATCTACCTTTTTCTCTACCTTCTTGTTACCATCAGACTTTTCTTCCTTGTCTACCTTCTTCTCTTCTTTCTCTTTATCTTTCTTATGCTCTTTCTCGTCTACCTTTTTCTCTTTCTTTTCCTTATCCTCTTTCTCATCCTTAATCTGAGAGTCTACACCTATTGCCTTATAGAAAGCACCTTGTCTACCCTCTTCATAAGTACCGTAGTCCTTGAATGGGTTACTTATTAAGCCCCCATCCTTCTTCTCACCAGCACTATGCCCCCAAAACCAGTCTCCAGCACTATCAGCTATATCAGCAGTCATGTCTACAGCCGCTAGGGTTCCTAGTGGTCCAAGTATCTTACTACCCTTCTCAGCTAGACCTTTACCTGTGCCTTTAACCTTCTCCCACTTAGTTTTAGGCTTGTCGGGCTTATTGTGTCGTTCACTACGGGTCTTCTTTGTCTCCTCTTTGGTATCAGACTTCTTATCCTTGTCTTCACCACCATCAGGAGACTTCTTTTTCTCCTTATCCTCGTCATTAGGCTTTTTATCCTTATCCTCAGCATCAGGAGACTTCTTTTTCTCTTCACTGTCTGTATCAGGTTTCTTATCACCACTAGGCGGTTTGTCAGGGTCAGGCACTTTAGGGTTCTTGCTACCAATCTTAGGGGTAGCAGCCTTGATAACCTTCTTCATTGCCTTTCTACCCATACCGGACATCATCATTCCGGTACCCAGTATACCACCTGCAAATGGTGCGGCTACCTGTAGCCAGTCAGGTGCTTCATTCCAAAGCGTATTGATTCCAGAGCCTATTTCCTCAAAACCATAACTAGCCTTGGTCTTGATAGACTCATTCTCAGCTTCATTGCTGTAACGCTCTTTAGCGTTGGTCTTGTTGTAGTCTTCTTTACGCTTCTTAGTTTCCTCTCCACCAAGCTTACTGATTTCCTCATTAATTTGGTCGTCAGATAGCTCTCCGCTTATAACCTTGTCTACGAAACCGCTATCCCATAGGGCTTTAGTTTCTGTACGACTCCAGTTAAGCTTCTCAGAAAGTACACTACGAACGTATTCATCACTAGCACCCATACGCTTGGCATTAGAGAAGATTGTACGTAGGTTTTCAGGGTCAGATATACCTTTTTCCTTCTGAATCTCTAGCTGTTCTATACCCTTTGGACCAACGTACTTAGTACCTTTACCCATTAGTATGTCTAAGCCTTGGTCACCATTCTTGATAGCTTCATCAGCTCTAGCTAGTAAATCTGCACCTTTGTCACCCTTAAGGGTTTCATTGGTCTCACCTAGAGTAGTCTGTAGGGCAACTACATCTTTAACTTGGTCATTGCCAAACTCTACTTGACCTTGGGAAGTCTTAGATAGTAGTGCGGTAGTAGCACGAAGCATTTCCTCTTCTCTACCGTTCATACTATTCTTTGCTACTGCACCTCCGATAAGGTCAGCAAAGCGTTGCATGTCACCATCTTGTAGGGCACCTATCTTCTTAAGGTCACTGCCTGCTTGAGCTAGTTGATTAGGATCAGTTGTATAGGCTCTTGAGAACTCCTGTACAGCTTGGGTATCAGCTTGTAGCTTCTTGTTGTCTCCCTCTGTACCTCCAGACAGTAGAACGTTCTGAGTCTGTAGGGTTTCACTAGTTTTGTACTGATTCTCTAAGCCTGTCTCCCTTGCATCAGTACGTACTTTAGTATCGTCACCTTCATAGGTTCCAAGCCTTTGACCAACTACATACCCTTGCTTGTCTTGGTCACGTATCTTGTCAACACCATCACCTACGTAGTTAGTCAACTGACCCATAGTGTGAATGATACCGCCTGTAGTTGCAATATCACCTGCTGTACCCATTAAGTCCCTAGTTAGGGGGCTACTTTGGTGCATATTGTCAATACGACTAGCTTGTTCTCTACCCCTGTTACGCTCTTCTTTCATCTGCTCTACTATTTCACGCATTTGTTCTAGCTGAGGGTTGTCACCAGTAACATCATCATACTTTTCTTGGGCTTCCCTATACTTACGCTCATGGTACTCCAGAACAGAAGGGCTAGCAACGTCACCCCACTTGTTACCCCCTTGGGCATTTTCATATAGCTCCCTACGCTTATCTAACTCATCAGAAGCAGACTTCTTCCTCTTTTCATAGTCCTTCTGCATGTCAGACAGCTTTTTATAGTGGTCTTGATAGGTACGCTCAACTTCAGCCAGTATCTTACGATATTGATACACCTGCTTACGAGAAAGGAAGCCATCCTGTAACCTTTCCCCTTGGTCTGCTAGGTTGCCTAACTTATCAACCTGCTTCTCTAATTGGGTTATGTCACGAACAGCTTCCTCAGTATCAATATTCAGTTTGACCTCTTTTTCATTCTCAGCCATCTTACTCTACCTCCTCCCAATCATTAGGGTTCATCGTAGGAAGATTTTCAGGTGCTAGCATTTGCCCTTCATCATCCCCTTCTCCCTCATTTTGGGAATTTTCAGCTATAATCCCCTTATCATTAAAATCCTCATCCTCATCCATGTTCCAAGATGCGTCAAAGTCAGGGTCATCATAGTGTTCTATGTCCTGCATAGGGAGGGTGTCACTATATCTATCTTTCTCTTCATCTGTAGCATTTTGCTCAAATGAATCCTGCATCTCACTCTCTAGCTCTTCCTTATCATAGTCAGGGTCACGGAACTTACCATCATTTTGTACGTTCAACTTAACCTTAGGATTATTATCTAGCTCACGGTGCATGAAGATTAAATCCATCTGCTCCGATGTTAGGTCTTGGAATCTAGGGTCTGTAGGGAGCACTTGGAATGTCTTCTGTATCCACCACTCAAACCTCGCTTGTCGGGTTTGCGCTATCTCCTGTAGGTTCGCTTCCTCTAGCTCTGTTACGAAAGTTGCCAATGAAATCTGTGTATTGGTTATATACATACTCCATGATTTCATACTCTAGCTCAGGGTCAAATACATCGAACCAGTCAGGCTTTGCATCTAGCACTACTTCAAACGTACCAATAATGGTAGCAATGTTATGGGTACGAGTATCTACTCCACTCTCTTCTCCACCTTTTAAAACTGAGATAATCTTACCAATTTCTAAGCGTTCCATCTGTGAAGGCTTATGAACCACGAAACTACCTACAAATTTTGGGTCAATCTCTGAGAAGTCTACCTTAATTGTATGTTGAATCTTATTACCTTTATTTACTGCCGCTAGCATTCTTTCTCTTAGCTTTACTAATGAACCGTTATCCATTTTCCATTCCTCCTAAGAATATATTCTCCAAATAAAATAGGGGCAGAAGTATTTATACAAATACTCCCACCCCTTATATGTTTCGTGCTTATTTTGCGTACAAGTATGACCAAGTAGC